ATCTTTAATTATTTAAAATATCAGTTAAGTGAGGATATTTTACATGATAAAAATGGTGAGAGTGTATCTCTTTTAGCTAAGTGGTTGCCATCTGAAAATACAACTTCTCGTAAAACTAGACAGTTAGCAACTAGATTTAGAAAGGCATTAGAAATGTCATCTAAGTCTTATCGTAGGATGTTATCTACACTACGTAAAAACATTGATGTTGTTGAACGTAAGATGTCTAATAATCAGTGGGGTGAGATTAATTATCAAGGTGTCACTTCTAAAGCTAACTTAATTTATCGTAATGCTTTTATGAAGCACGATGAAGAGAGACGTTCTAAGTATTTAGAAGATTTATCAAATGGCGATGTTAAGATTAACGCCGGTAAGATGTATTTATATGACATCATTAGTAAATATAAAAATAAGTGGGATGACGAAGTTGATGGGACATTAGAAGCTTTGTGGGATGCACAAGAAGTACCTAAAGACTATAATGATATTTTAGTGGTACGTGATGGTAGTGGTTCAATGACAATTAGTGCTTTTGGTACAAGTGTTTCTGTGTTAGATATTGCTGATGCATTAACAATTTATACTACACAGCATAATAAGTCTGAATACTATAAAGATAAATTCATTACATTCAGTTCTAAGCCAGAGATTGTTGATTTAAGTGCTTGCAATACGTTACGTGATAAGCTTTCTGTATTAGATGAGTATGATGATTGGTCTACTACAAATGTTGAAAGTGTATTTGACTTAATTCTAGAGACATCTGTTAAAAATAAAGTAGATGCTAAGGACTTACCTAGTACTGTTTTAGTTGTATCTGATATGCAGTTCAATTCTGCTATGGGTACTAATTTTAACAATGATACTTTATTTGAAAAGATTGCTAGGAAGTTTGAATCTGTTGGGTATAAGTTACCTAAGTTAGTATTTTGGAATGTTTCATATCATAATGACACAGTACCATTACAGAAAAATGATAATGGGTTGGTTATTATGAGTGGTTTCTCTAAAAACAATATCGATATGATTTTACATGATAACTTAGACCCATTAGAAGTTCTAAAGGCTGAGTTAGATAGTAAATATAGCTTTATTGATACAATTATTAGTAAGTCTTAATAATTACATATAAATAATAATGAAAAGTGTAGATATTCATTATCTGCACTTTTTGTGTTATAATGTTAATTAGTAGTTACATTTTCTGTTAACAGTCTATATTAAGATTTTGGGGTATAAAGGAATGGCTTTACAACTGTATGAAGATGATTTGTTAGATGAAGAGGTGCTTTCTACTAAGTTAATAACATTAGCTGAGATTATAGTGAGGAAGCATTTCTATGCCAGTAGAGAAGATAAAGAGGATTTAGTTTCTATTGGTGTTTTAAAAGCTGTGAGGATGATTCATAGTGATAATTTTAGAAGTGATAAGGGGAATTTATGCACATTCTTATACACTGGTATGAGGAATGATATGCACAACTTCTTATATCATAAGAATAAGTTTGACACAGTAGATTTTGATACGACTTTTGATGATGGTGGTAGTTTAGATTATTATTTTGAAGATGAGGTAGCATCTGTTGATTATAGTCTAGTACATTTAGTTTGTATGAGGTTTAGGTGCTTTGGTGATGCTTTAGAAGATAAAGTTATTTCTAAGTTAAAATCATATGGGTTTAAATTAGATGGCTATATTTCTCATAGGGTTGGTAGTCAATTAAAATGTAGCAATGATATTGTTAATCGTGTGGTAGGTCTACTTTTTTGGGAAATGCGACAACGAGAGTTGAGTTCATTATTTAAGGATGGTGTTCTATGAGTTCTTATGGTTCTATTTCTACAATCACTATGAGTGATGAAGAGAAAGATTTATATGCTGAGTATTTAAGTGTTTCTATTGGTAATCCTGTTCTAGAGTTTGTTAAATATATGTTGGGCGATGATTATTTAAAATTCATCGATATTTGTAGTGGTACAAATTTTAATATTCCTAGCAATAAAGCTTTAGAGAGGGGAATTAATAATGTCAAGATGTATGCATATGTTAAGAAATGGAATTTCTCTAATGCATCTATTGTAAATGCTGGTAATATTTATAAAAAGACAGAGTTAGCTACAAGACGTATTGTGTTGTCAGTTGCCAATGCCTTAGGTGTTAAAGATACACTAGATGGTGAGGCTTTAGTTAATTTTGTAGAAAATATTGAACCATATGCTGTTAAGAAGAGTGTTGAGATTTCATCTGACAGTGTATGTTGTGATAAAGATACTTCTGAAGTGTCAGAAGAGGGTTAATTTTAAAAGAGTAGGTAATATAGTTATAATATGGTATCTCCTATGGATAATAATGATTTAATCTCTATTCTAGCTAAAGGTGAGGTAGAAGAGGTTAAACAAGATACTAAAGATATTCAAGTGGATAGTGCAGATACAGAAGATGATAGCAATGGTGTTGGTACTTCATTAAAGACAACAATGTCAGCTATGGATGTACTAGATATTGAGGATAGTTCTAATCATAGTACAACAAGTATATCTAGTGGTAGTGGTGATGTTAGTCAAGATTTAGAGAATTGGATTGATGGTAAGGATTTAGCACCGTCTGATGATTTAAATCGTTTTGTAAGTGCTACTGATGTAAAGTTTAAATATGGGTTAACACATAATACATTAAATAATTTTACATTGATGGCACAACTACAAAAGTTTCTAGATACATCTAATGAGATTTTATTTAGTGAAGCTGCCGCTATGAACCTTTCTCCAGAAGAGTTAGAGAGTAGGGTTAGAATGGCATTTACAATGTATGCTGAGTTGTCTAGAATTAATCAACGTACTGCATTAGCGTTGGAAGAACAGCGTAGAAAATACAATGATGGTTCTACTGATATTGATAAGCTTTCTTTGTTGTTATCATCTGTACCTAGCGATAAGTTAAAAGAAATTTTATATGCAATTACAAAGTCAAAGGGTTGATATATGGGTAATGCTAGATTAGAAGATTTATTAGGTGATTCTAGTTCATATACCGCTATGACTGATAAGGAAAAAGACTATTTTGTAAAACTTCTACAGGAGGAGATGCAACGTAGGGAAGATAGTGGTAGGGTTGAACAGGTAAGAGATATAGTTAGGATTGAGGATTGGATTAATTCTGACTATTATGTTGGTTCTGACCAGAAGAACATATACCCATATTGGAAAGACTTTATAGTTGATATATTTAGGGATACAAGAAAAGACGGTGAGAAGATTAATTCCGTCATATTAAGTGGCTCAATAGGTATAGGTAAGAGTACAGTTGCAGAATTAATCATGATGCGTAAGATGTATGAGTTGTCTTGTTTTAGAAATATTAACGCTATGTTTAATTTGATGTCTAAGACAAATATTATGTTCTTATATTTCTCAGTCAATCAGAAACAAGCTGAACGTACTGGTTTTGGTGAGTATAGGGCATTAATTGATAATTCACCTTATTTCAATGAAAACTTCCAAAGGAATCCTAGACTTAATTCTTTACTAGTATTCCCTGAGGGGATTTCATATGCTTATGGTTCAAGTGCTAATGATAGTATAGGTATGAGTGTTATATGTTCCATGCTCGATGAAGCCAACTTTTTAGGTGGTGGTGGGCCGTCTAAGGATAGTGAAAAGGCTACTGATTTATATGCTAATATCGTGAACAGGTCAAATTCACGTTTTATCATAGATGGTGGTGTCAATCACTCATTAAATATTTTGGTATCATCAGCTACATATGAAAACTCAGCTACTGAACGTCAAATTAGGTTGTCTAGAAATGACCCACATACAATCGTTGCCGCTCCTGCTCAATGGGATGTAAAGCCTAAGAACTTTAGTAAGAAGTTTTTCTATGTATTTAAAGGTTCTAACTACTTAGAGGCTAATATAGTTAATTCTACAGATGATGTAAATAACTATAGGGTATCTGAGGGTATGTCTAAACATAAGTATATTGATGGATTAGAAGATTATGATTCTATTAATAAAGCTATAGAAGAGTTACCACCTCATATGCAGACTAAGTTCTTAAAAGTTCCTGTAGATTTGAGGAATGGTTTTGAGGCTAATTTGTTGAGGTCTTTACAGGATATTGGTGGTGTATCTACAGGCTCACAAGGTAAGTTATTTAGTTCACCTATGGTGCTACAAGATTGTATAGATGTAAATAGACATCACCCGTTTGTATCAAAAGAGATTGTAATATCTACAGGTGATGATATTAATGTTAAAGATTATTTAAGGGATGATTTTAGGTTAAAGTATCCTGAAAGACCTAGATATCTTCATATTGACCAATCGTTTAGGACGGATAGTACTGGTATATCATGTGTGTATGTTGATGATATCGTAGAGGAAGATGGTGTTAAAAAGCCTGTATTTGGTGTTGATTTTATGTTACGTATTAATCCACCAAAGCCTCCTAAAAAGATAGCGATTTATAAAATACGTAACTTTGTTATTTATCTTGTAAATGTTATCGGCATGAAGATAGGTAAGTTGACATATGATATATTCAACTCAGAGGAGTCTAGACAGATTTTAGAAGAGATGGGTTTCAACGTAGGTTATTTATCTGTAGATAGAACAGATAAACCTTATCTAGACTTAGTAGAGATTATGTATGAAAAACGTATAAAATTATATGATTACCCTATACTTAGGTATGAGTTGCTTAACTTGTTACATGATAGAATAAGACGTAAAGTCGACCATCCTAAAGTAGTTACAGATGATGGCTTTGTTGATTACGATGGTAAGGGTAATGATGGTGTTACTGGGACTAGGGTAGGTTCTAAGGACGTATCTGATAGTCTTTGTGGTGCTATTCAAAATGCGTTACAGAGTACTGTATCTGATGCTGAGGGTAATAATGGTACGTTTAGTGATTTCTTAATGGCTAATCGAATAGGTTCATATGCTGGTATAGATGCACCAACTGATATATCAGTTGAAGAGATGATAGATAGACAGATAGATGATATGATAGAAGAGATGGAGATTAATGGTTTCTATTAGATTGGGGTATATATGGCATGGTATGATTTATTTGTAAATCGTAGGGGTTTACAAGATACTAGCATTTCTAGTGACATTATCGATGAGGTAGGTACAATAAAAGAAAGTGTACCCAATGATGTTGTTAGAGAGGTTAAGATTGTTGAGGATAATAGGGGTAATACTTTCTTTGATGGTAATATTGAAAGTATACACTCTAAACCTATTAATGAAGGTTCTGTTAGTCTATCCCCTAGTAATTTACAACAATTATTAGGGACAGATGATAAAAATACTTTAGGTCAAATTGTTGAAGGTATTAGAGGTGATTACTCTTTAAAAGAGATTTTTGCTGAGAACGAAGAGATGTCTAAGGATTCAGTGATTGGTTCTGCTATGGAGATTATTGCCGATGATGCATGCACTCCTGACGAGACAACAAATAAAGTTATTATGCTTGAATCTTCCGATGAGGGTTTGAAAAAATTCTTAGAAGATTTCTTGATTAACAATATTAAAATTGATGATAGAGTATGGTCTTGGGCATACGAGATTGTTAAACATGGTGATTTCAAGCTAAGGCGAAGAGAGTACTACGCTGGTTCTGCTAATAGCGGTATTAAATCCGTATACTATGAAGATGTTATTAATCCTTATTTAGTATCACGTATAGAGTATATGGGTAATGTACTTGGTTATGAGGATGAGGACTATTTATTTGATAGTGGTAGTTATCAAGATGCTGGTCAGTTCACTTCTGGTACGATGGGTGGTAGTGCTAAGTTTGAGAAGAGTGATGAGTTTGTACATTTCATTTCTTCTAAACTTTCTAAACGTGAGAAGATTAAGTTAAATGTTAGGAAGTCTGATAATACACAAGAGGAAGTAACATGCTATAGGGTAGTAGGTACTTCTATTGTAGATAGTGCTAGGACTATGTTTAGAATTAATGCACTAATTGATAATATTCTTGTTTTATCACGTATTGCACGTTCAACTCAATTTAATCTTGTTAAGATTGAGGTTGGTAATGCTAACGCTGGTCAAACACAACAAATGCTTTCAGATGTTAGACGTAGATTTCAAGCTAATTCTAAGATGACTAAGGGTGTTGGGTTTAGGTCTGACCCATCACCTGTTCCAATCAATAGTAACATTTATTTACCTACTAGAGATGGTAAAGGTGATGTGACTGTTGAGAGCGTTGGTGATGGTGTTGACGTTCAATCTATTGTTGATGTTGATTATTTTACAGATAAGCTTTTTGCGAGTTTAAAAGTTCCTAAACAGTATTTAGGTTTTGCTGAATCATTGGGTTCTATGGGTAACAATTCACTTGTTAAACAAGATTTAAGGTACGCACGTTCAATTTTAAGGGTTCAACAAATTTTGATTAATGGTATTACTGATTTGTGTGAAAACTACTTAAAATATCGTGGACGTGGTTCCGATGTTGGTGCATTTAAGATTTATATGCGTCCGTTACCAACTAGTGAGACATCTACTAGGGTTGAGGAATTTGTATCTAATCTTCAAATGATAGATTCAAGTAGTGCTTTCTTAGACTCATATGCTGATTACATTGATAAGGCTAAATGGCTTAAATCAATGTTAAATCTTGCTAATATTGATGCGAATGAAGTTGCAACAGATAAATTTAAAGACATTCTATCTGCTTTAGAGGATGGTACTTATGATGAGGGCGAATTCACTACTGAAGAACCTAGTGGTGAAGAGGATGCTACGTGGTAATTAAATAGTGTTGTTTTTATAAGATATATCTTGTATAATAGTATTAGTTATACAAGATATATCTTTTTTTTATTTTAGGTGGTTGAGATGGGTTTAAAAATTAAAAATGCACCTTGCTTTAATTGTGGGGATAGATTTGTTGGTTGTCATAGTAAGTGCGATAAGTACAAGGAATTTTCTGATAGTAGGAATGTCAATAGAGATGTTAGATTACAAGAAATAGATGTTGATACTTATTATAATCGCAAGCATATTTCTATGAGGAGGAGATATTCATGAGTTTATTTGATGATTTACAGAAAGCGATTTTAGATGGTGATATGGATTTAGTCGCTGATTTACGTAGACGTATCATGCAAGGTGAGAGGGATGAAAGTTTAGATAAGAATATGATACAAGCTATAATTAAAAAAGAGCCTGGTAGGGTTATTCGTTCAATCATTAATTCAGATGATTTGGATGAGATTTCTTGTTTTAAAGCGTGTAGTTCATTGTTAACACATAACATTATTGAAGCACAAATAAATAATAGAGACATTGATGATTACCCTATTAATGAATTATACATTATTTTAGGTACATTCATTAATGATGGTTTAGATAGAGGTAAAGATGACTTTAAAAAATTTGTTACAAAAAGGTACAAGAGATTCATTTAACCTTGATTTGGAAGATATTCTAAATGAGGAGTATCTTCCTTTTTCTTTTTTAATAGATAAAAATAGGGATGCTAGGTATTATGAGGATTTCTTAACAAAATATCAAGCAATAGCTTTTGACAATAGATATGATAAACTTCTAAAAGAGGGTAAATCATTACAATCTATTAATGAGGCAACAAAGAAAGAGTTACTAAGTGGTGCTGAAAGCAAAAGAAAAGCTAGAGCCAAAAAGTTAACGACTACCTATAAAGGTATTAATAATGATGGGTGTATTGAGTTTGTAACGAATAGTCAATATACACCTAATAAGAAATATCAACAAAAGATAAAGTTAAATGATGTCAAGGATATAAAAGCATTAAAGGATTTCAAGAAGTCTGAGATAACACGATTGTTATTAGATGGTGATTTGTCAGTATACTGTAGCTGTGAAGATTTTCTATATAAAGGCTATAAGTATATGGCTTGGAATATGGGTTATGGTTTAGATAAAGAAAATAGATTTCCTAAAATTAAGAATCCAAACCTAGAGGGTACTATTTGTAAGCATCTGATAGCTGTTTTATCTGTTATGTCTTTTAATAACAATAAAATAACAACTGACTTGTTTAAAACTAAAGTAGTTGGTTCTTTACGAGATAAAAAGAGTAGTAATTTATCTAAATTACGAAGTAAAGAGGCTTTAACAAAGCATAAAAATAGGTGGAATGGCTTAGGCAAGGATATAGCAAAAGGTAGAAATGCTAGGTTAAGGAATAAAAACAAGGCAATTAGTGTTTCTAAAGGTAGGCATAGGTAATTATAAGTAAATTAGTAAGGTACTATATATAAGATTAGTACTAAATTTAATTAAGTTTAATACGTTAAATGCGTTTTTTGAAGTAAAGGAGTATTTCTAGTGTCTACATATTTAGTAAAGTATAGGCTAGATTCTAAAGTATTCAAAGATGTCTTTGGTGACAATTTAACGTCTGTTTTTGATTTGCCAGAATTGAAAGAGACAAACATTAAGAATAAAAAAGCAAAAGATATCTATGAGACATTGTTGAGTCAGTCTAGGTTATACAACGTAAACGCAACTCCGATAAGTGACTTATTTGTTAAACTAGATAAACAATATGGTCTATCCGAGGGTTCTGAAGTATGTTGTGTGTATACAGATAAGCAAGTTGATACGTATAAGTTTTTAGGTATGGACGTATCTGATGATTTTAATGTGTACATTAAAACGTATAGTGGCTCTATTCGTGTTGAGAGTTTGTATAATAGGGATTTAATTCTTAATTCTAACTGTGAATTTGACAGAGGTCAAACAAAGGGTAAGATTTCAAGAGGTAGAGCCAAAGAGATTGCTAATGAAGTATTTAGCGAGAATGGTATGGGTTACGATATTGCACGTGCAGTAGCAACAGCATTGAAGTGTGGTGGAGCATATTCATTAGCTAGTGGTGTTAAGAAGATGGGTATCAGTAGTACAGAGGAAGCAATGGATTTATTGTCTAAGAGTGTTCTTGCTGATATTGTTAGAAATTACACTGGTGATAATGGTTCTAGTTCAGAGAGTGATGTTTTCGATAGTATTGTTTATAATATCGTAAAATCTAAGGTAAATGTACAAAATATGGCTGTTTCTGATGAGACAGTTGATGATATTGTGTTTGTAACACTAAAGTATCTATTCTATTATTGGGGTACAATCGCTGGTTTATATTCTAGGGTTAAGGTTGTATTAGGTTCTTTAGATACGTTGTCTTATATTGCTAGGTTGCAGTTAGGTGATACAGATTTCTTCGCTCAATATAAAAATATGTATGAGTTTAGAGAGATGCATCCTAGTGAAGAGTTTGATAATGCAACTGAGTTGGCTGAACAGCCAGCCGTTGGTTTCTCTTTAAGTGGTATTGTTAAGACACATGCGTATACAGATTACCTAGCTATTAAAGGTGCTAGTGATATCATGCTTAATATTGATAGTGCTGAAGCTTTTAAAAACTTTAATGATATTCTTATTTCCAATGTTGATAATACAGACCAAAATTCTTTGGGTGATATTGAAACATTGTCTAATGAGGAGTTACAGGCTTTAGCTAATATTGATGCATTACGCTATATGACTAGTGATGATTCTTCATTAAATCCTAGTGCATACGATTTATCTGACAAAGATGAGAGGGATTTGTATTTTGATAGTGTTGTTAGGACATATGATAAAAAGTTCAAAGCATATAAACCTGTTAAAGATACTGGGATTGTAAATTCTTTGTTGGATACTGTTGAGAATGGTACTATTAATTCATTAGAGTTGATTACTAGGGATGCTGAAGATGATGGAATTACTGATGTTATTTCATTGACAGGTACTGAGTTACAAATTGATACAGATAAGAAGATGTTACGTAGGATTCTTATGTTAGTTCATAAGATGAGTACTAAGTTATTGAAGAAATTCTTATAATATGGATAATGTTATTACAAAAGATAAAGTTACCTACATTGATACTGAGTGGCTTAAAAGGTTACATTCTTTTAGTAGTGTTAGTAAGTTTTTTATAAAATCAACGCAGTTTGCCAAAAAGGGTGAAAAGAAAAAGATACGAGAACTTAAAGATAGTAGAGATTATGTTAGGGTGTCTGTTTCAGATGCTGACAGTGAATTTATTAATATCTTGGGATTGTCTGTTAATGTATTGAATGGTGATATAGCTTTAGGGTTAAATATTACAAGTGACTATATTGTTATAGGCAATATATCTAGTGTTATAAAGTCATCATTTAAGGTTAAAAACTTGCCTGAGTATTTTAATATCAATATGTTTTTAACTATGGTTAAGTTTAATATTGAAATGCTTGAAAATAGTATAATTACTGTTCTTAGGGGTATGTATGAGAGTACATTACCGGATAGTCAGTCAAATTCTATTGTATATGCTATTGTTAGGCAAAAATCTGAGTTATTTGACATAGATGATTTCATAACAGATGTTATGGATATGATTTCTTATGGGTATAATCCTGTGAGGGGTTTCATAGATTCATGTGTGTCTTTATCTTGTAAGTTACAATCACAGGCAGTATTATTCTATGGTTCTTTTATAGAGAATATTTCTAGTGATGATGTAGTAAATACATATCAGTATGTTATTAAAAATAGAGATTCTATTGATTGGTCTGATATTATTAAGACTTCAAAATCTAATTTAGATTTATTGACATTATACTATATCTCAGAGGGTGTTCCCGTTGCGTATCTTATTGCATTGCTTTCTTATGGGTTCTTAATAAAGCAGAGAAAGATAGAATATGCATCTAAGCCTAATGTAAATAAAGAGATAGAGTATAGTAGATTTCTACGTAGAGTAGCTAACTCTATACAGTCAAATAATTACAGTAGAGATAATATAAAGACTCTTGTGTACAATATAATTGATGTTTTCATGTGTAAGGGTAAGTTTAATCTTCTACAGTACGCTGTTGAGAATGATAAAATATCAATAGTTGAGTATTTATTAAAGTCATTAAATGTTGATTGGGTACTGAGTGATAATAACATTTCAGTTAATTGGTTTTCCGCAATAGTTGTTGATTACATTAAGAATTTATACCCATTAATATATAATGGCTCTTTATATCGAAAGACTATGTTGAGTAGACAAAAAGATTTTATTAGGGTTTCTATTCCTAAGTTGTATCATGTAGGTAAATTGGTAGATGATATTTCATATCCCTTATTGGGGTTATTTAAATAGTAAATTAGTGAGGTTCTAATGAGAGGTTATCTCTTTTATAAAGATAAGACACTTCTAGAATTGAGAAAGTTTTTAACTGTAGGTGATTCTATTTTTGGTAAATTTAGACCACAAGCAGTTTCTTTTATCAAGTATGCTAAGAGTGACTTAGATTCTGAGTTAGAATTAATGGCTCAGAATGGTAATTTTAGTTTAGAGAGTATCAACTTAGAAAATGTGTTTCCTACTAAGTATAAGTGGTTTGTTAAAGATGTAAAGCTTAAATCTCTTAGGAAATATTTACATGAGGTTGAGAGTAGAATTGGTGAGTTTCAAGGTGGTAAGGAAGATAATCTTCGCTTATTGGTTGGTATTCACTTTTTAAGGTTTTTATTACTTTCTAAGATTGTAACATTGTATGTTTCTACGTACAGTGAGATGAGACGTGTTGGTCTTGATGCTGATAAGTTAACTTTGAATGATTTAGGATTAGGTCAATCTATTTTGAAATATATTAATTCATTTGAGGAGTTTGATACTAAGACTATTGATGATTGGTTGGCTTTGAGTGTGGATATTTCCACAATGAAATATTACTTCTCAACTATGAAAAGGATTATGACAATCTTAGATTTCAGATAATAGGGGTTATACATGTATAGTATTAGTAATTACTTTCCGTTTTTAGATAAGGCGGATTTTGTTAAAAACGTGCGTGAGGTTCATGCAGTTGAAGAGTTCTTAGGTTATGAGCCTTTAGTTGTTGATTTAGATTCATCTACTAAAGATTCATCTAAAAAAGTATTTAAAGCCTATAGGATTATGCCTAGTAATACACTATTCTTAGCAGAACTACCTAATACTGTTTTCAATATTTTTAGTGGTACATTCGGTAGTGAGATTATTGTTGATATTATGGAATTTGACTATCAAGCTGTTGCTAACTTGATTGAGGTAGATTTAGTTAATGACATTGATAGAGCAATATTCCAATGCAATGGTGCTTATCTTGTTGAGGATATTTTAACAGATACATTCATTAATGCATGTGCTAATGGGTTGGATGTATCATCTGAGACATATTCTGAGCATAAGGTATTAGAGGATTCAGATAAACTAGATACAGTGTCTATGTCTGAGTGGTTGTTTAGTAATGAACATATTGATGAAAGTTATATTATGGAGTCTGCATTAGATACATTACAACTTCTAAAAGATAGACGTAAAAAAGGTAAATCTAATGATGCTGAAGATATTAAAGGTAAGGACGCTGTATATACTTGGTTAGACGCTTATTTCTCTTTACCAGAGGGTGAGGAGATGAAGAGTGGTGGACGTGAGGTAGTTCCTTTACTTATTGGGCCGACTGCTGTATTTAAATCTGCAACTGTTAAAGAGTTGTGTAAGAAATATAACTATAGGATGGTTGACTTTAGGGTTGCTTTTACTTCTAGGTTGGACTATAGTGGTTTATTCCAAATTGGTGAGGTAGAGGGTAAAAAGTATAGCTATGCTTGTCCTATGGAAGAGATTGTAGTATGTTCTGATGGTTTCCGTGAGTTTTGCAAACAATCATATCAGAAATTAGAGGACATCCTACAAAAAGGCTATACAGAGACAGAAGTAGCATCTGATGGTAATAATGTAGAGATAGAGAAAAAATATCTAACAGACGAGCAAAAAACTAAGATTGTTGAGTTACAGTTACAGTATAAAAATTACATGCGTACACCAGTGCTTTTCTGTGATGAAATTACACGTTGTCGTGATAAAGGGGTTAATGGGATTCTGGTACAACTTCTCAATCAGAAGAAGTTAAATGATATGACTTTGAATGGTTGTAAGTTTGTTGCCGCTACTAACTTAGACATTCAAAAGGGTGTGGAACGTGAAGAGTATCGTATGGAATTAGATATGTTATATGATGTTAATACTGACTTAGACGTAGCTTATTCCAATAGGTTCATTCCTTTAAAAGTATATCCTAATGACGTTATGGATAGATGGTTTGAGTGGGCAAGTGGTACTACTGATAAAAGAGGGTTTAAAGGTGTAACTAATATTCATCCTGTTGTATTAGAGTTTTTAAATAATAATCGTGATATGGTGTATACGGATAAGCCTGTATTGGATGCTATTGCTGAGGGTTTATCTGATAATGAACAGCGTACACAAGTATTCCCAAATTATCGTACATGGGATATGTTATCTGATTATTTGTATTCTGTAGATAAGACAGCAGAAGCTGAGAATGAAGGTAAGGAAGATGGTGGTGAGGAAAGACTTTACAAACACAAAATTTTAGAGGGTTATGTTTCTAAGTGGTGTTGCGAAAAGTTCATTCCTTTCTTAGAATCTAAAGGGTATAGTAACTATGATGATGTAAAAGAACCTGTTAAAGACGATGTAGGTGACTTCTTATCTACCGCTTTAGAAACAGGCTCTCCTGCTATGTTAATTGGGCCGTCTGCACTTGGCAAGACCAGTCGTGTTAAACAGTACATGAAGAAAGCTAAAATTAAGACAGGATTAGAGCCTGTATTGATTAATGTTAACTTAGCTAGTAAAGATGCTGTTGACCTTATGGGTATGCCCGTTAAACAATCACTAACAGAATATGTTGGTGGTGGTATTCTTAAAGGTAGTGGTCTTGATGATGTATCTAAAGAGTTACAAAGTGTAGTAGCTAATGTATCTGCTGACATTAAGTATGGTATGACTGATATCATGACTTTGAGAGCCCCTGATAAGACAATTAAAGATAGGTTTGTAACAGCACTTAAAGAGGGTAGAGAGGTTATCCTATTCTTTGATGAGGTTAATAGGGTAAGTTCTAATACTGTTACATCTGCCGTATTTGAAGTTATTTCTGACTATCGTTTCGCTGGTGTTGACTTCTCTAATTATAAAGATAGAGTTAAGGTGGTTGCCGCTTGTAACATGGCTTGGGAAGGTATGGATGATGAGGCAGGTGGTTATGGCGATACAGGTACACTTGACCCAGCCTTTGCCGCTAGGTTCTCAATCTATTGGAAGAAAAATTATGATGAGAATGACGTAGCTTCATGGATTGAGTTTATGGAATCTCAAAAAGAAGATGGTTTAATTGATGGTACATTGATTGAGTTCTTCAAGGGTTTAGATACAGAGCAAGCATTAAAAATTATGGCTAGTGTTGAGAAACGTACATTGGAAGATGCACAACCATCTACACGTAACATGTTACAATTATCTAAAGATATTAAATCTATGCGTGGTAAGAGACAAGAAAATGGAACATTTAAAGCTAAGGCTTTCAATGGTAAAATCTTGTTTACCGATGATGTAGTAATGCAGTTTGAAGATTTAATCTTAGAAAGGCAGTCTGATTCTTTAGAAAGTCATGCTCAAAAAACAATTAAGTTCTTGGATTCATTATTATATGGTAGTGATAATTGGGAATCTTTACTAATTGGTGATAGTGTTAAAGTTGGGGATACATCAATTTCTGCTAGTGATATTGTTGATAGTTTGGCTCAGTGTAGAGATGATTTAAAACAATTTACACTTAAACCTATGTCTGCTGATGATAGAGTTGAATGTAGTGATACTATTGACTTAGTAGAAGATTTAGCTGGTTTTGTAAGGCAATTAGATATCAATACTAGTAATAAACGTGAAGATATGTTTAAAATGTATCTAGGGGAAAGTATTTTAGGTGAGTTTACTAAATACTTCAATAATACATTTGGTACTAATCTTGATGAGGATATCTCTATTGAACAGTTGAGTGATAAAACTCTTATTATTCCATTTATGAAGATTGTACAACGTAACTTCTCTAAATATAGTGGTAATACTGAGAGCATTGTTAAGTATTGTTTAGATTTGTGTAATGATTTCATGGAGGCTCATGGTAAAACATTGCCTAATGAAAACTATGCAATGTTCTTAACAGGGATTAAAGACATTTTACCTAATGCTGATAACATGGTACTTTTCTTAAAGAGGTCTGGTGAAAATCTTGAAGAGATGTATCAACTAGCTGAGGGTGTTGGTGATGATTGGATTATAGATATTACTAGTGATTTTGGTAATAAAGTATCTAGAGAAGATATTGAAAATATCAAAAAAGCAATTAAAGAAAGTAAAAAATCTAAGACACCTAAGAATGTTAAATACAATGTATTATAATTAATTTATGGGATAGAGGTGTTATATTCAGTATTCTTTTGATATGGATATACACCTCTATTGCTTTATAGAAAGAGATATAAATATGCTAAGTTTTAAACATGTTAATGATTTTATTTCTAGATTACCTATTGATACGTTACCTGATTTTGGTGATAATGTTGTAAGTAGTGGTGATTTAGTTGAGTGTTATGCACCAGATTTTGACTTCTCAGTTTTAAATACTGCAATTCGTTCTTATAACCCTTATAGTTCTAAGATTATTGATAATGGTGTAGATTTTGTTGAATTAAATGATACAATTTATGTTGATGGTCTTAAAGTAGGTGTAAGATATTATGTGTGTGATGGTGCATATGGTAGTGGCACTATTGTTAAAGTAGTAACAGACGCTGTATATTCATTTGTTAAGGGTGAGTATAGGACTTTTAGTGGTTTTAATACATATAATGCTTTCATTGAAAAATTTGTTGTTTAATTGATTTGGGGGATTATTAATGGGGTTATCTATTAGTGAGCGAAATAGAAGAAAGAGAGTATTAGACTATATTAATAGCCTATCTACTGAAGAGGTAGAGGAGTTAAAAAGTTATAATACAATCACAGAATCTCTTAATAGTGGTAAGTATGTCAACATGCAAGCCATTCAAGATATATTAGACAATAATACTTTTGAAAAAATTGTATTTGGTGAGGGCGATTCCTTTGATGATAATAAAGCAGTAATTAGTTTGTTCTTCATGTCTAATAAAAATGTAAAATTATCTGAGGGTTCTAAAAATGTATTTAGGATTATAATCAAACGTGATTTATATTCTAGGGATGATGAAAAGTATTTTTATGTCGAGAGTGGTTTTGAGGAAAACCCATATAGCATTACTGACTTTAACGAATCACCTATAAAATATAACACTAAAGAAGCAACAATGACATTCGATTTGTTGGTAGATAAGTGTGATTACAATGCTATCTACGATTCAATGTTGCCTTTAGTTGAAAACAATTTAAAGCGTTTTGACCTAATGGCTTATTCTTTGTTTAAGTCAGATTCCATTAAACATTTGAGGAATTTCAATATTTCTACATTAGCTGTTGGTTTACATAAAAAGACAGGTAGATATATTTATCACTATAACCCTAGATTCATTCTTAGAGAGGCTTTAGAGGAGTACGTTAATAGGGGTAATTTATATAATTCATTACAGGATTGTTATGTGTACTTGTTAACATTCTTTATTGCTCATGAGATGGCACATTTGATTACTAACAATCAAGTTCATTTTAGTGGTGGTAATAGCGATGTTGATTTAGATGGAACATATGCTAGTGGTGGTATGGATAACGTAGTTATGGATGGGTTTATTAATGCTAAACTCAAGGTAGCATTAGCTAGAACTCCTAATCTAACACGTAATGGTTCTGCTAATGGTGTATTCCCAGCTAACTGTATTAAAGATACAATTCATATGAGGGTACAGCATAATGTTGGTTTAAAGAAATTTAAATCTGCTGATGATATGATAAATACTGTTGTTGCTACACTAAACAAGGTGTCAGGGTTAGATAAAGATGCAACAGTTGATGTAAAGAGATGTAAAGATAGTCTAAGTGATTATTGGGGTGCTGATGTATTTTGTAATTTCTTTGTAGGTTCTGCTTTTAGAGAGTTACGTGCAAGTTCTCATATATTCCAAAGGGTTATCACGGATGTTGTTAGGGTATTGACAAGTGGTAAGGTATATTGGAGTAAGTCTGGTGGGATTACTGATGAAGAAAAAGTTTCTGATAAAGAGATTTTAGCTAATGGTACACTTGTAAAAGTTAAGGGTACTAATATTGTAGGTATTATTAAGGGATATAAACCTGTTAAAAAAGATGACTATATTACTCTAGATGTATATACAGTTAATAAAGCTAAGATTGATAAAGTGGATGTTACCGATTTAGGTAATAATTCTAAGCTAAACTCTCCTGTATATGTTGATAGTGGTAACTTCTATGCTGATTTAGATAGAAAATACATTATACCTATTGATGGTTCTTATGGTTCATGGGTAGAAGGTACGACTGAAGAAAAAACAAGCTTATCTGCTGAAGATTTAGCTGATAATTCTTCTAATAGTAATGATTCTAGTAATGACATGGGTGATATGGGTGGTGGAACACAGCCTAAGTCCGTTAAAGTCGGTGACATAGTGTGGATTTCTAAGAAGAAGAAATTTGGTATTGTTACTTCGATTGTAAATGGCTCATTCCATGTTGAAGACGTTAGAGAAGAGCCTTGTGTTGTTTTAGACGATTCAGATAATCATTTATAATGGAGGTATAAAATAGATGGCTAAAAAACAGTTAAAGAAAAGAATATTTGTACCTACAGGTAATGATTTAGGTGAATTTACTATTTTTGATTTACAGCCAGTAGATGTTACTTTTGTTGATAGTGATGACAATTCACAACAAAGTAGTAGTGGTGATAGTAAGATGGGTGGTTCTAATAGTTCCATACCTGACCCTGTAGATAACAATCCTTTGGGTAAGAGTAATAGTGATAATTCTAATGGTTCACAAGGTTCTAGTGGTGGTAAAGATGCCAATCCTTATGCTAGTAGTAGCGAAAATAAGACTAATGATGAATTCTCTAAACAAGATAGGGATTTAGATAATGATTTGTATGGTGAAGATTTAGATACTGATAGAGAAGAACAGAGCAACAATAATAATTCAGATGGCGAGGGTGATTCATCTGGAGATAATGGGAGTGGCGAGAGTGGTGGTTCTTCTGGTGGTATGACATCAGAGGATAATTCCTATGCACCACCTAATTATGATGGTTCTTCTAATATGGGCGATGATAGTAGTTCTTTAGATAGTACATCTGAAATGGAAGATGCATTAAATAAAGAGCAAGAGAACATGTCTGATACTGCTAAAGAGAGGGTAAGTGAGGTTAGTGGTGAAGGTTCACAATCTTCTACTTCTCAAACAGAGGATAACTCAAATCAACAGAGTGGTGATACATCACAGGATGGTGGTCAATCTCAGTCAGGTGATAATTCTCAACAAGGTGATAATTCTCAACAAGGTGGTAGTTCTCAGTCAGGTGATAGTTCTGACTCACAGGGTGGTGAAGGTTCTCAATCACAAGACAGTCAAGCTGGTAGTGGTAGTAGAGGTGATAAAGCTGAAAAAGGCAATAAACCTAATGATGATTTCAAGAAAGCACATGACACTAAAGGCAATGATTTAGATGATACTGATGGTAAGGGTGTTGTTGATAAGATTGTTAGGGAAGCCGCTAAACGTATGCAAGAGGAGTTAGATAAAGATGAGACATTAGCTAACACTAACCAACAATCTTTAGACAACTATAAAGACTTTGGTGCTGGTACAATGACTACACTATTTAAAGGTAATAGTATGGTTGCTGATTGGAAAGCTAAATTAGAAAAACTTTTCAGAAAAGCATTAGGTCAACGTATTACTATGAATCCTAACATGATTAATAAACGTATCGAAGACGCACCTCCTGGTAGGGAAGATATTGAAACACAGATGGTTAAAGTTGCTGTTTTGATTGACTGCTCAGGTTCTATGGGTAGTGGTGCGTTCAAAAAGGTTATCATGCAAATGGATGCAATGATTAAGGCTGATAAACAGATGAGGAATGTATTATTCTACATCATACCTTTTGAGGCTTGGAGTGCCGCTGAGTGTGTTAAGCGTATGGTTAAGTGTAAAGGTACTAAACTTAAAGCTGAATTAATGAAGTTTAAGGCTGAAGGTGGTACAGACATTGTACCTGGTGTCCATGCAATGATGAAGAAGGTTAAAAACCCAGACTCTATTATTATCTTATCTGATTGTGTTGTTACTGCTAGTGGGACTGTATCAGACCCTACATATCAAAAATGGTTAAAGAAGTATAGAGATAGGATTATTTGGGTATTGACTAGTAAGAGAGATATTTCATATATGAGTGCTATTGACTCTTACGCTAAGAAACAAGATAGGTATGTGGTATTTAAGGGTAATGGTGATTAATTTCACTTAAACATATAAATATTTTCGTATATACGTACTTTCGTA